AACCTCGATATCCTTATAGAAGATAGTTCCTGCTATAGTGCTACTAATTTCAAGAGTTCCCCCTAAAGTAGTCGTTATCTGATTGCTTAAAAATGAGATACGAGTGTCGCTATCCCCTGTGTGGACAATAGAATCACCCACACTAACTGTACCTGCAGTAACAGTGTTAGACACAGTTAAGATACCCGTAATCTCAACACCCGAAGAAGTAACAGAATGAATAATATCATTGCCTATCTCTATATTAAAAGGATGAGTAGAATCAATCTTAGTACTTGCATCTAAAGCCCGTAATCCTACACTAACACTATTAGTAGTATCTGTTACAAGGATAGTAGGATTAGTATCACCTGTTAATTGTAAAGAGTTTGAATTAACATCAACATCTCCTGAAAAAGAAGCACTACCCGTTCCTATACTGAGAACCGATGCATTGCCTAATCCATCTGTAATTACCTTTTCACTTGCTCCAATAACATCATTATCAGTAGTCTTTAATAGACCATCATAAGTGTCTTTAATCTTTGTATTTGTAAGTGTAGCCATAATATGTTTTAGGGTTCAGAATCCCAATATCCGATTTTGTTGTTTATTTGTTTTATTGCCTCTTCTACGCTTGTAGCCGTTATATTCGTTCCCGTTGGATTAAACGCTACTAAAGAACCTAACATCTCAGTCTGCATAGCATCCCATGTAGATCCGTTATATCTATAAAGACCTTTGGTCTTTCTATTGATGCCGATTACTCCAGTGGTAGTTCTAACTAAGTAAATATCTCCCGTTCTTAGTTTCTCTACACTGGAAAGCTCTGCATAAGTATCAACTGTACCATCTACCACATCATCAATGAGGTAGATAGATCCCCAACCAATATTATTTCTTTGATAGCTCGGCATGCTCTGTTTGATTAGTTTTCTCTTCTTTTCTTAGGAAGGCTATCAGCTTTCTGATGTTCTCTTCCTTAGGTTTGTATTTGCCTCTTAGTTCTCCCATTATCCTAAATACCAACTATGGAATCCAACATCTTTATCGGGTTGCATATCATCAGTATTTACTGTAGTGTACTCAGGGTACAATTCACTATTGTTATCCATGTAGTCCATAAAGCGTCTTGTGTAAAACTCAGCAGTCTCAGATGCTCTATTGATAAGCATGTTAATCTCATCCATAGTTACTGTGTCCGCATTCTCACTTCTGTGTTTGTACACTCCGCCATTGCCGACCTGGAAGGCAGCAAATGGCAAGTAGTCACTCTGAGTAAACCAAATAAGCATTGGCTTAATGTAGTCATCAAGAAGTGTCTTGTAGTCTGCATTACCTGCATCACCTATAGTACCATTCAATATTAAAGTCTGTAGCTTCTTATAAAGCGTACCACCTAAATAGTTCTGAATATGTGTGTCTTGAGCCACCTCAACAAATTGCACTACCTTATCAGGATCTACATTACCACTAATAATAGACTTCTGTTTTATATCTTGTATTGTAATAAATAACGCCTTCTGTGCCATGTTTACTTAGTTGTTGGGTAAGCACCTTTGTTAGGCATGTCTACTGGTCTTACATCAACCTCACTTGGATTGTTTGGTGCTACAAAACCTTCTGATAAAGCCTCTTCTTCGCTTACTTGTTGTTTCTTCTTATATACTCTTCTCTCCCAAAAGTGGTGACAGTTCTTACCACCCTTATATTTAAAGAGAGAATAGTTACGGCCTTTATGGCCTAACTCTCTATTGACCCCTCTGAAAGACATCTGATTGATGTCTTCTAAGCGGAATACAATGTCCTTCTCTGTTAAAGATTCTACTTTAGAGCAGAATTGACGGCTCTCAGAGGACTTTCTCACTGGCATGTATGCGTAACGCACCTTGAAGCCTTTATTGTCCTGAGAACTCTTCTTAGAGGGTGCAGCGTCATCACGCTTCACCTCTGCAAGTTTAGTAAAGTCAAATTCCTCATTCTCGTCAGTAACCTTCTCTGTATGCACAAGTTCCCACTCATCAGAGATTACTTCACCCATCTCTTCTAATTGGTCGAAGATGTCATCGGCTTCTTCGTCTGACAAATCTGACAAGTCTTCTTGCACTTGTTTTGACAGCTTTTCGCCTGTTTCTTCTTCTCGTTTAACTCGTGTTTCAATGTTATCAAGCTCTGTAAATTCTATTGGTTGTAAGGTTACGAAGTACAAGTTAAGTACAATGTTATTGAAGGCAAGGATCTCATCCAGGCCATCAATAATCTGCTGTTGGAATGGTCTAATCACCATGTTATCCATGATGATTGACGCTGTTCTAAGCTCCTCTGCATTGTTACCAAAACCAGTATTATCCTTAATACCTAATAGAATTGGTGATACAATGCGGTGTCCTAACATTATCTTCTCTCTCGACTCATCAGCCAAGAACTGATATTGCGCATGGGCATCAGGGAGATGAATTGGATCAATAGTCGCTTGCTCCTCACTTGACTCGTTGAACGTAAGTATGAACTTACCTGCATTCGAGCTTCCGCTAAATTTATCATATATCTTTCTTTCGATTAACTCTTGAGTCTCCTCATTCGGCACTCCATTGTTGAAGTTAACCAATAATGAAGGCTGTAGGCCGTTTTGGATATTATTGATGTGATAGTTTGCCACTTCTTCCTCAAGGTCACAGTACTGCAAACATCCATTATAATCCACAGGAGCATAGTAATAAAATCCTGACTTGTAAGGTTTGAATATATAAAGTTCAATAACTTCGCTCTTAGAGCCATTGCCAAACGTAGGTATTCTTTTCGGATTGTCACTTGGTTTTAATTCAGACCATTTGTGGTGGTAGTAATAAGCTTCTATGCGACCATTCTTAGCCTTCTCTGCTCTCAAGGTCTCCATTGGAAAATGAAGCACCTTAGTGATTGCAGTCTTTTGCTTATTGTAGATAACCTGTACCGCAGCTTGTCCAAGAAGCTTATAATCGTTTACTACCCTTCTCATTTCACGAGGTCTAAGAAGTAGCTTCATCTTAGCATACATCTCAGGCTTCTCTGCACTATCAGTAGCATCAAGACCTCTACCATAGATCATCTCTGTAATACCATTGATACAGCATGAGTTTGTAGGGCTGCCTAAATAGTTTTCAATAAGACCGTCAAAATAATCTTGACCGTTCTCTCCATTTAAATACAGCACCCATTCTTTGCTGTGCTGCTCCACTACTTCAGGAGACTGATAGCCACTAAGATTTACTACCTTAATGCTATCCTTGTACTTCCTTGATTCTTGCGTAGTGTTTACTAATTTTACTCTGCTTCTTGCCATATTATATTACTATGTATTCTGTCTTACCTGGATTATACTCGTTATAATTGTCAGGCAACGTAAACACATCTTTCTTACTTGTTTCCTCTGTGATATACACAAGGTCTCTGTAATAGATGTCTGTATCAGACTTTATTGTTAGCGTGTATATTTGACCCTCCTTCAATGTTAAAGAGGGAGTAAATGTAACTTCAATATAGTTACCATTCGATGATTCTGCCCAAGTAAAACTTGCGGAAGGATCATCTACATCTGTACCATTCTCTACAAACGTAATGTCTGCTGCATTTAAATCAGCAGCCACATACGAAGAAGGTATGATGCTGAATGTTTGTGCTGTTTGTATTGGTTTAATTCGTATCACAATAGGGTAACTAAAGACACTTGTTTTTGTTTTCTATTGGATATAAAAAAAGAGGCCTTACGGGGCCTCTTTCTTATCTGCCATTACATACTACTATGAAGAAGCAGCAATAGTACCAGTACAAAGGTTAGCAGGAGTAAGCTCCATAGCTGAGAAGCTAAGAGTATATCCACTTAAATCTCCCATTGCAGCACCAGTAACAATAGTACCTCCTGTTACGTCAGCACCATGCTCTCTACCTACTAAGAAGAAGTTTCCATTGTAGTCTTCTACTACAATACGAGGTCTTCCCCAAGCAAGAAGTTTTACTTGATAGTTATCTTCCTTAGATAGTTTAGGTAAGGTTAGTTCTAACACCTGCTCGAAAGCAACTGTTCCGTTCTCTCTTGACGCCTGGATATTCGTAGTAAGTGATGAAGTTCCTTTTAGTTCATACTTATAGTTCGTAGCATCCCAAGTGGCATCAAAAGCAACTGTGTCTTCAGAACCAGCAGTCTCTACAAGTGGAATAGAAGCAGCAGCATCATAATTGATGAAGTAAACATTCTTTAATCCACCTACGGAGTCTCTACATGGTAATGTTCTTCCAGTGTCGATTACACAAGCCATATTTTAGATTTTTTATATTAAAAAAGGGTAGGTAGGCTCTAAGGCTTACCTACCCCTTTTCAGTTAAACAATTATTTATTATGCAAGAGTTAATAAGGCAAGGTCAGAACCAATACCGTATTGTACACCTGCAGTAAAACGCATGATTACACGAACGTTTTGTGAACCGTCAAGGTCTCCCATGTCGATTACTTTTACTTCGTTGTGGTCAGATAATAGACCAGTACCGAAGTAAAGGTTTGAAGCCTCACCAGCTACGATGTGGTCAGATGGCATACCTGGAGCAAGCTGAACTTTGATTCCTTCGAATGAAAGAGCGTTACCCATGTTATACCAAAGTGATCCTTGAGCGTTAACCCCAGCAGCACCTTGACCTGAAGCAGCAAATCCACCTAAAGCACGAACGTAAGCTTGGAAAGCTACAGTTGGAACATAGATAGTTAAGTCTTCTTTACCATAAACTGCAGAAGGAAGAGCGTCTACTACGTTTCCTAATAGAGTAACGATGTTAGAAGAAGTGAATGAAGTTTCAGATCCGTTAGCAGCATCGTTTACATCTCCGTCAGCAGCCATAAGAACTGTGAATCCGTCAAACTCACCTGCAGTAGCGTTAACACCACCCCAAATGTTTTGCTCAGTCTTCTCAGCTACTTTACCAGCTACATGAGCGATAAGGAAGTCAGCGAAGTTTGGAGGAAGTTGGTCAAAAGTAGAGATTCCCATTTGTACAGCCTCCCAGTCAGAACGGAAGTCTTTTTTACAAAGTTCTACGTTTACTTGGAACTCCTCAGGCTGAATGATACGCTCTGTTAAAGTAACGCTTCCTGTGTCTGCGAAGTCACATCCTGCATTAGCAATAAGTCCAGAGGTAGCCACTTTCTTGATGACTTCTTTGTACTTGATGTTTGGTTTGATGCTGATAGCAGCATCGTTCAGGGTCTTACCTGAAAGTAGCGCAGCCGAGATATACTGATTTGCAAACTGGCCCGCATAAGTTGTTGTGATTGAAGTTGTAGTTGCCATTTTTATTTAAATAAATTACTTGTTAAACATTTTAGCATAGACATTAGCCATTGTGTTGCGTGGCTTGTTGCCTGCAAATAGCTGTCTTTGTACTGTTGGTTCTACTTCAGGAGAGTGAGAGATTGGCTCTGCAGCTGGCTCTTGAGCAGATAATTCTTCTTTTGCAAGTTCTTCGGTTGGAACCTCAACTTGCTCTTGCATCTCTTCAGAGATTAATTTCTCAGCTAATGCATCATACATAGCTTTAATTTCAGAGATAGCACTTTCGAAGTCAGACTTACTAACATATTCTACTTCTACTACCTCTTTTTCTTCCATGCCGTCTTCAGCCATTTCTTCTTGACCTAACTCGACTGGTTCGTTTACTTCTACTTCTTCAGCAGCAAGTTCAACTTGCTCTTCAGCAGGCTCAACTTGTGGCTCCTCAGCAGAAAGAAGGACAGACTTTAGTTTGTCCACGATTTCAGTTGCTTTCATAAATACTTAATTTATATTTGGTTAACTATTGATTAAACATTCTGTTGTATTTTCAGTATAAACTTCCAATACCTTGATTTATCATACGGCCTCTACAGCACTTTCTGCTATAGGTATTACCTTTCTTACATAAGCAAGCCCTGCGGTTTTCCTTCGGGCTTGTTCTACTCCATCTTTCTCCATAAGGTGATCTACGCATAGCTTTGTACTTTTTGTATAAAGAATATGATATCCCAAATCTGAGATGCTCCACCTACTGAGGTGATGTTCCATTGACTACCACTATTCATAAAGTTTGCATCTGCATAGTATTGGAATACTTGATGGTAATCGTGTGCGGTATCGTTTCCTTTAGGGTAGGTAATTGTATCTCTAATTCTATCGTAAGGAGTTCCATTACCACCCTCAAAGTTTATCTCTAAGTAAGTTTGATTAGCATTCGGTGCTTGGTACTTAAATACAATAGTCATTAGGTAAGTATCGTTCTCATTATCCGCTAACACCTTTAGTGTACTTGAATCGTAGTAATCAACACCCGTATAACTTCTATAAGAAGTCGCTGCATTATTAGGTAATACAACACCAACTCCATCTGCTAAGGTTAGCTTACTCGCTGAGGTGAATTGCCCGTCATCGTATCTTGCCCATCCAATACCTGATCCTGCTCCTGATTGTGGATATAGCTTTACCCACTCACCATTCCATACAGTCCATACTCCTGCAGCGGTAGTTACATAAGCACCTTCTTCGATGTTATAATACAGACGTTCTTCCTCTGTATTTATATCGGCTTTTGTTCTGTAAGATGTGTTAAATACGTCTGCCATTATTTCTTAACACAATTAGGAACTCGTTTACCATCTTTCATCTTCCATCCGTCTTGTTTATATCCTTCCCAACACAAACTTGTCATATCAGTGTGTTGAAAGCATGGCATATACCATTCTCTGCCATCAAGTTCGTGAGTGTGATAACCTTCACACTTAATATCTTTAGCAGCTAATTCAGCTGCAGCTACTGTTGAGTAGGCGAGTCTGCCATCTATAATGGCAAGATCGCCCATAATAGCAACCTTATCCTCATTTAGGCTTAGTTCGTCTAATCCTTTTAGCTTAGACTCTACCCAATTCTTCATTGACTTACCTCCCCATAGAAGATAGCTTATTGTACCGCAAGCCTCTGGCTTTGCTGGGTCGTAGTATGCTTCTGCTCTGCTTAGGTAGCTGTATATTCTCTTCAGGGTTGGTACTGTGAATTTCTCTTTCCTTGCGAGCTGTTGCGCTCTTACTTTCCCTACCTGAGTTGCGCATTTATTACCTAATTCTTTATTGCGTTTGATACCTAATTTAGCGTTATTAGAAGCACTCTCAGGATAACCTCCATAAGACTCTAATTGTACTTCCTCTTCTAAAGCAGCTACTGCTTCTAAAAGAGCATATTCCGCTTGTAGTTCCTCAAAGCAATCTGAGCAAAGGTCTTCTTCCACAGATTCTTTAGGTCTATTAGTGTTATCACTAAAATAGCCCTCAATAGAAAAACCTTTAACTTTACCACTCTTAACAAACTCTTGCCAAACTTCTTCATTGTTTACTTTTACAGATACCATCCATGTACCTTCAGGTACATTTAAGTTGTATAATTTAGACTTATCTTTTTGGGGATCCTCAACAATCCAAGACTCTACAACGCTCAATCCGTTGAGGTCATATTGATGTTCTAACGTAGAATTGTTTTGATTGCCCCTTGCAAGAAATAGCTCTGATGCCTTTCTCACTGTATCTTTAGAGAAGAAGATATAATACTCCTCTTCATCATTACGTCTGTATATCTTTCTGTCAGGAATAAGCGCAGGCCCCATTAAGATGCGCTTGTCTGTATCTACCTCAGCCATTTCAATTTTGTGTGCCTTGAGGGCCACAAAATCCTCTTCAATGGCAGGCTCTTCAACAATAGAGATAGCTTCTACTCCGCTAAACTCATTGTCTTCTTCTATGAATAATTCGTAAACCTTATAGTCCATATTAGGATAACTTAATTGTTAGTATTCGTTTTAAATTGATGCTCCTTGAACAATATTTCTTTCTAATTGCTGTGCGGTAGTTACGTCTGAAGAAACTACATAAGCCCTCATAGGTTCTTGTTGAGAACCAAGTATAGCAGCAGCTAACTGATTCTGTGTAGTAGCACCTACTACATTAAAAGTTGGAGCCTGACTAACAGCAGCTGATGGCTCAGAGCCTATATTTGCAGCAGAAGGAACAGCTACAGGGGCTTTAAGTGCAGATACTGCTTTAGCCGTAGAAGCAACGTTAGCTGCGATACCTACTTTTGCAGCAAAATTATTAGCTGCTATTTCAGCCTTAGCAAGAACTTGCCCTCCTGGCACGAAAGCGTATTTTAATGGTGCTGCAGCGTTTGCAGCTTTTGTGCTAATTATAATTTTAGCAATACCAGCAGCTGATTCACCAATAAGAGCAACTGCTTGTAAAAATCTACTCTCTCCTCCAAGGTCAGATATTATTTTAAATATCGAACCAATACTATTCGCATAAGACAGATTAATTTGCTCCATAGCATTTAATTTAATCTGTTCATTTCTCAACTGCATATCTCCAAGTTGTTGAGTAGCTATAACATATTGTCTATAATAAGCAGTTCTTTCCTCAAAACTAAAAGCTTCTTTATTAGATAAATTTTGAAAGAACGTAGCTTTCCACTGCAAGAAACCTTCATCATCTCTAACTTCTGCTTCTTGCGCTACTCTTCTTTGTATATAGGAATTTCTAAAAGATGCGATAGCTCTTGCACCTTCTCTAATTATTGCAGATATAGAACGCTCTCTTGTTTCGTTAAGATCTTCTTTCTCCTTTTTAGTTTTACCAGTAAGAACAATCTCTTCATTTGCTTGATAGTTTAAGAACTGAATTGCCCTTTGTTCTGCATCAATAGCTTCTGTTAAGTCAAGTCTTGCTTGACCAAGACGCATAGATTCAGTTTGTATTGCTTTTTTGTTGTATGGTTCTTCTTTTTCAAGACGAGTAAGCTCTTCTTGAGATTTTATTAATGCTTGCTGCGCTTTATTCTGATTTATTCTTGCATTAAGAAGATCATTACCTGCATTAATAGCTGCATTATAAACTTCTTGAGTAATTGGGCCTTCTTTTCTTAATTCTTCTAAGTAGCTACCTACTTCCTTCATGTTTTTAGCAAAGAGCTTAGAAACATCATTACTGTATTGAAAACCAATCTTAGATAATTCATTAAATATGAATTGCTGTTCCTGAAGAGTAGCATTCATTTCATCAAGTTCCTTCTTGGTTTCTTCAGATTCCTTTTTAGCTCTTCTCATAGATTGAGCAAAAAAGTCTATTGCAGCGACTGCTCCTTGGAATAGTAATAATATACCAGCAGGGCCTGCCATCACTCTTCCTAAATTAGTTAATGCATTGCCTACACCATTAGAAGAACTGACAAGTAATGCAAACATAGATCCCAACTGAGAGATGTTGTTTGTTACCGCTTGAATACCATAAGGCATATCTGATATAGTTCTACCAAGTTCCGCAGCGGTAGCTCCTGCAATACCTGCTGCGCCACCAAAGTCATTAGTTGCCTTAGATGCCTTCTGAAGTTGCTGTTCAACTATTTTAGCATTAGACGAAATAGATTTTAATTGCTTATTAATCTCAGCTGTTCCGCCAACTACCTTACCTGTCTGTAAGTCTATTTCTATTAATATCTGTTTAACGTCTGCCATGTCTGTTTCGCTTGATTAGTTGTTTTACTTGCTTTAGTGAGCCAGGGAGCTTATTTGCTCCCTTGGCAAAGTCTATATCAGGGTCTCCTATTAGCCATTCATCTGCATTAAGGAGGTCTATAATATTCTTAATCATAATAATTAATCAATTCAAATTCTGTCTTGCCTGTAGTAACATCTACATTCATATTATTAATCCTGTACTTATTATCGTTGATAATAACTATATCAGACAATTTAATCTCATCTCCACCCTTCACTAATTTCTTAGGAGGTAAATAAGACTTTACTTTTGTGATTCTATTGTCTACATCAAAGATGTTTACTATATAGCTCTCATAGAAACGCTTGAATAGCGTTTCAGTAGCTGCTATATTTTCATACTCACTAAGCTCCGCATTAAAGTGTATATTGTCAGAAGTATAATCATCTATATCCTTTAAATTAGAAGGCATATTAATACCTGTGCTTGCTGCTATTGATGATAGTGTTCCGTTGTCATTTACAGACAACTTAACTCCCGTAGCAACCTGATTAATGTATAGTATAAAAGGATCTCCTAAATACGCATCTTGATTATCATCTACATAGTACCCATACATTACCTCAGTATCTGTAGCATTGTTAGACAAGTCAAGAAGCTTCTCAAACTTAGAGTGGTTAAACATAGGCTCGACCTTATAGGTCTCCCCGTACAAATCATCAGAAGTAGTATATTCATTACCTCCCCACTCTACATTAGATATTTCTTGCAAGTGTTGCGCAGCAAGAATAGTCTTTGTGTCTGTGTATTTAAAGAAGATTTCCTTGAATGGAAGTGCTACGTTTATTTCAGACTCATTAACATCTACATACTCCGTAATATCATGCTCAGTTGATATATAATAAGTGTCTAATGGCTGCACTTCTATCTCACCGCTATCATCTACATAAGCAACCAAGTTAAACATCTTAAATAGACTTGATAAGAAGTCCATAATCTTCATCTCAGGTATCTGCTCTTGTACATTAAATGTAATAGAAGCATCATAACTCTTACTGCTAACAGTAAACTCATCTGCTCCCGAAGAAGGCCCTGAGTAAGTACATCTCCATTTTAGCTGACTAAAGCTTGCATCTGCATCATACGTTCTGATATAAGCCTTAAACTTATAGCCATTGGTAAGCGGATCAAGAACGGTCATTATAGTGCTTCCTGTATTGTCTTTCTGCTCTTGATATAGCGCATAACCCGAACCAGTATCTCTATAGATAGCAATATCGTATCTGAAGTCAGAAGAAGAGGCCGTAGTTTGAAAAGTAAGTACATCTGCGGTATGCGTAGCCTCATAAATCATTACTCCCTCAGTATCTGACTGAACTTTAAGCACTACAGAGGTTGCATTTTCACTCGGATTGAATCCTGAGACCACTTGAGGGTCTCCTGCAGTAATTTCTATCTTTCCTTTCTTTCTGTGACACCACATATACAAAGAATGAATGTCTTTAGTAGCATCATGGAAGAAACTATTGCTTGAAAAAGTAATTCCGCTATATTTAGTCTCTATAGCATCAATAATTTGGTCTAATCTGACTGCATACTTGAGTTCCTTAGGATCTAATCCTCTAACATAGGTGGCATTGTAGTACAAATTACCCGTATCAGTAGTAGTATCTGTAGAATCATAGTATAAACGCTGTTCTGCAGTCACTAATGGCAATGCAGTGGCTCCTGGAGCCGTCTGCAGTGCTGTTAATATCTCAGAATTAGAATATCCGAGGTCTAAAGAAGATAAAGCATCTAAATCAGTCAGTTTATCCTCTCCAATGATGTCTTTTAGGTCAATTACACTTCCAAAGAAGGTAATATTGTATGCATAAGGGGCATTATTCTTCATTTTTACCCCATTTAGCTTAATTTTGCCGTCTTTGAACGGCAAATTATTGATTTCTATGCGTGCTGACTGTGTAGTACGAGCATCAAAGCCCCCTGTGATGTAATAATTGTAATAATGCTTAAATATCTTATTGTTTTCTTTACTCGCAGGCACAGTAAACTGCTTGCTGAAGGTCGTAAAGACCTTTGCAATGTCTCTTGCGTTCTTTATAGACTCTACAATAGATATATTCTCATCTTTAAATAGGTCTAAGCGAGTATCATTTATATATAGCTGTACTGTTTGCACTATCGAATGTTTTGTACCTTATCGTAAGCGTATTCAAACTCAAAGGTGTATTGAACCATCTTGTCATTAACACTTGTCTTCTCTGTTAAAGAAGAGGTCTTAACTACTACTGGGTAAGTGTCATTTCCTATATCCAACCACACCTGCTCAGATAATAATAGCTGTTTAACAGGATCATTGATTGACTCATCCATGAAGTCTGTATTAACTACTATTGACTCACGCCCGTTCACGTCAAAACGTGACGTGGCGTGCTTATAGATGCTATAATCAAGAGTGGTATAGTCCATAATATTTCTCTTATAGTCCTCTGAAGTAGTATTTAGCGTCTTAATAGATTTTTTATGCGCCCATAGCTCCTGAATGGCCCCATATTTGTTATAGAACACAATCTTTACATCAGGGTATTTACCTGCGCATAGTGCCTTAAACACAATATTCTGCGTTTGTGCGGTACCAGTTGTTGAGGTTACTACTGCTGTGTCTCCTGTTTGTATATCATCCGTTGGATAAATACCTACATACTGAATCTTATCTAAGCTGTCTGTAGAGTCTACAATTTGAACATCATCTAACGATGAGTTCCAAAGGCCATCGTAAGTCTCCCAATAGTTATCTAATTGTTGCCACTCTACACCTGCTCCACCTGAGAAGGTAAAGTCTATTAAAGGCTCTGCCTCAGAAAAGAATGGTAGTGTGATCTGCTCACCAGGCACAAAATAAACTGTAAGGTTGTCCTGAAGGAACATAGGTGTATAAGACTCGTCATTGGGGTCTATAGACTCTCTTGGATTGACTCCCTCCTCAAAGTACCCGTAACCATCAATAGCAAGATAGTATGAAGAGCCTCCTCCACTTAAAGTGCTTCCTGTTGCGTTAGGCCCGTCATAAAAGGTACGCTCTACTCTTACCCACACAGCATCTACAGATTCTGTATAGTAATCAGTGTATATGTAGTCTCTGATTAGTTCACTAATCTCAAATATTGCATAATCAGTTCCGCCTCCGCTGACCGTATTCTTTATTAGAGAATAAGTGTCTGTAGCTGGAAGAGATGCCTGAAGACCTGAGTATATCCGTAAATTGACTTTTACAGATACAGCTCCACTTCTATCCATCTTTAAGTAATACGGACTCCTTGTGTTAATTATTGTACTCATAGTTATCTCGGTGTTCCCATACGGCTTCTAAAGTTGGCCGATATAGTAGTGTCTAATTGTTTTCCTATAGTTTCTAATACTGTTTCTGCCACATCATTGCTTAATGGCAAAATATTCTTATTAATTACATAAGTAAAGAGGTTGGTTCCTTGGTAACCAAACCTCTTAATAGTTCCTCGCTGCTTAATAGCCCTGCTGATTAAGTACGGAAGATCTCTTTGACGAATATTTGGCATATTAGGCCTAATACCCTTACGCTCTATCCATCCTTTTAAAGTCTCTTTTGGGTTTGGAACGCCCTTTCCAGCCCTCCTACCCATGTCAATCTGTTCAATGTAGCTTGCACCTGTAATAGTCAAGCTACTTCCTGTTGCTGTATAAGTAAGACTTGCATTAGCCGTTCCGCTATCTACAGTCCTATCTTCAGACATCTTAGTACGCATGTCCTGCGTAATCCTGTCACCATACAGCTCTAATAGAGCCTGCAACTGATCTTCTAACATACAGAGATATTATTAGGTATATCTATAGTAATATCCATTGACCATCCTGCTAATTCATTCTCAAATCTGTCTTTGAATGGCTCACATACAGGATCTCCTACCAACTGATATTCCTCTCTGTATAAATCGCCACGCCTTAGGTCTTGAACCAAGGCGTTGGCAATCTGTAGTTGAGTATTATAAACATCAATCAAATTACTCGCATCTTGTCTATCCCCTAAGTCATTTGCATTATAGTCCTTTGTATAATCCACTATGTCCAAGAACAATAAAGACACCGTCACACGCATAGCGTGTTCGGTGATGCTTACATTACCTATAAAAAAGTGGGTTAATGGGAACATAGTAGTCTTATTTAAGTCCACCTGAGTAATATCCCCATAGGTAACGTAATTAACTATAGGGTTTTCTCTAAGAAAACTTTTTATAGTGGTTATGATGTCATATACACTTGTCATAGTCTGTTTTTATTATATGCTTCTTTTATTCTTTTCTCTTCTAATTCGTTCTTCTCCTTCTCAAATACTAACCAAGTCAAACACTTCGTTAAGGGTTCCTCTGCAACCTTATCAAACTTTGTGACATCTCCTCCAGCGAGTGCATAAAGTGATTGATACCAACTCCATTTGCTTCCAAAAACTTGCTCTCTACTTGCTGGCGCTGCTCCTCGGTCATCTGTTTCAGTGAAGAGTCCATCGTATGTTTCGACAATTTCATTCCTAAACGATAAAAAAAAACCAACGCTCCTAACGCTACATTAGCAGGCATGTATTGCATATAGCCTGCATACTTAGCAGAACCCTCATAGTCCTCTATCTCATAGAACTCTCCCTTCTTAGCTGTAATCGGTCTAAATAATATTGCCATTGCCTTATGCATCTGCTTCCAATCACCAATATACCTGTCCAAGTCTATGTACTCCCCAAAGGAAATGTTGCTTAAATCAGGTATCATCCCAAACTCAACCTCCGTTCCATTATTACCTCTGAACCAAAACCGCTTCACAAGCGGTGTAGGTTCTTGTAAGCATGTAGCTATCTGCTCCAAGACAGCCTCAAAAGACTTCATAGGAAGCTTATAACTCTCTTTAAGTTCTAAGCCACAGAAGATCTCTAAAGCCTTCATATTTACAAACTCCCCTGCCTCTTCGGTCTGCTCCTCAATACCATTAATTACTTGAACGTACTTTTGGTACTGATCCAATTTAATGTCAGCTAATCTTTGCGGAATACTAAGTTCTAATTGTATTGTCTTTGCCATACTATAGGATAACTAAAGTTTTAATTATTGTACCAAAACCCATCATAAGATTTCTTTATAGTTGCATAAGGAATATCTATGAACAGATTTAAATTATTTAGTTATCTTAGTATAGAAGTTTTCCCTGCAACTTAGGTTGCTAAAACACGCCACAGTGAGCCGAGTGGGTAAGGCTTGGGAGTTAGGCGAACGATCGTCAAGTTATCTCATTAATGTGTGGTAGGAGAGACTCTTCCGCAAAACGTGACAAACGTTATAAGGGAGAGGTGTATAAAGTAACTAAGTAACCATGAAGCATACGAAACAAAGAAGAGTAGGTAAGAAGAAGTTTAATCAACTAATTAATGAAGAAGTCAATAAGATAGAAGCGCACAGACCCCCAAGGGTCAAGCGCAATGGAGTAGAACTTAATACAGATAAGCAAGTAGAATATATCAAAGACAAGGAAGAGATAAGTGCTACCTCATACCAATCTAAACGGCCCCTGTCTAAACAGGGCCGTTTGAAGACAGCCTACTTCAATACTCCATGTATATACCTACTATATAAGAACGATAAGATAGTCTATATAGGTCAAACTAAATGCCTGGCTAAACGCATATCAGATCACTTCGATTCAGATAAAGAGTTTGACAACTTCGTTGTACACTCTTTCATAGAAGAAGAATACATTAGACTAAAGAAAGAACAAATACTTATTCGCAAACACAAACCAGCCTACAATGTGATCCATAAGTAAATGAATTTGTTGAAATGGATAACTTAACCCACCAAACATTGAGATTGCATTAAAAGCGGTTGAATTCACTGAATTAGACAACTTACCCCTACCGATATTCCTTTTACATCAATTTATCTTATAGCACCATAAGAAAGGCTTATAGCTGAATGTTTTGAGGTACAAAACAAATTATTTTTGTTGGTTACATCATGCATTTTTATCTTATCATGTTTTCAGTACATGAACAAAAATATAGGGCAAAAAAAATGCCCTCGTTTGAGGGCGTTTTTATGGCATTTAAGATAGTTTTTTATTTGAGCTGATAAACTCTTACCGAATGGACATCTTCGCTCCTTAGCTTCTCGTAAATTAGTCGATTAAGGTCATTGACTAAATGTAGACCTTGTTCGCTCATTACTGCATATCTCTTGCGACTTGTAGCAATGCGAAGGGCTTGGTTCGCATTTAGACTTTCTTTGCTCAGATCTTCAAATGTATTAATATGTATCATTACCAGTCTACTTTTATAGGCATTATTAATCCATAGGGCGCAGCTTTGTAATCGTGGTTTATTGGCGTGCAAACAATTCCTTTATTGGTGCTGTTAAATTCCATCTTAAAACCATTGGTAGCATTTAGGGCATCAGATAAATTCATTAATAACTTAGCATTAATACCAACCTTTGCAACTGATTCCCTTGCTGATTCCTGAGGAATTACTTGCTCCCATTTAGGAAAGTTATTGTAATTTTCTCCATGCAACTGTAAAGGGAAATTTAATGTAGGTTTATTTTTAAACTTCGCATAAATATAAATTAGTCCGTTATCTCTTACCAGGTAAATATAGTCGGCATTGTAGACTGACTTCCAAATTTGGGCATCAATCAACAGTCCAGTTTCTGGAATTAAATCAATTGAATCAGCATCTAAGATTAATTCATTAGGGACTACTGATAAAATATGAGCATCAGTAGCAACGAATTCTTTTTGTGTTAATAAAATAGATTGCATTACTGGTCTTAATGAATCTTTACTTGCTGATAAGTGTAGTTTAAAATTAGTTTTCATAATAGTAATTAATTAGGGGTTAAAATTTTTGTATTATCATTCCTTGTTCATGAGGAATTACAATAGTGTTGTCTTCCAATTCCTCAATGCTGTTTATTTCTGGGTAATCTCCTTTTATTTCTTCGAAGCTTCCGTAATCTGAAAAATCACAGCAGATAGCAACGGCATCGAATTCAATTTCTTCTCCAGTTTCTTCTTCATAGTTTTCAAACCATTCATATAAGGCATTTAGTCCATGGAAGGTGAAGTTTCTTTGTAGTCGTTCATTAGCTCTAAATTCATAGATTGATACACTGGTTTTCATAGTTAAAAATAGTTTAGTTAAAAATATACATTAATTGAATCAAGAAATAAGCGAAGCCTAATACAAATAATAAGGCAAAAGACTCTTTAATAATTGTTTTCATGTTTTTAGCGTTTTAAAGTTTATAGGGCAAATATATAAACTCATTTGCATTAATGTACTCTAAAATACATTTTTTTACTCTTTTACCCTAATTTATACACAATCTAAATAAAGTACTATGTAATGCAAAGTACTGAACAAAAAGATACCCCCCTACTATGTTAAAGAGGGGGGTTACTATGTTAAAGAGGGTAGATACCCTACTATGTTAAAGAGGATACTATGTTAAAGATTAATTTAATTCATAGACCTCAACAAGGTCTGGTGATACATCTGGGTACTTTCTCAAGATAGTCTTTAGATAATCATCTGTAAAGCTAAACTCATTCTCTACCATGACTAAGTACTTCTTTCTACTTGCTAAGATCTTACACGCCTGTTTGGCGTTTAGATCTAACTTATTTATTTGGCTGGTATCTTTTACTACTATCATATCAATTACAAAATAATTCTACAAATATCCCAAATAGATATATATTTAAAACTACTGCTGCCATACCTACTACATAGGTACATATCATTGCACTAAAATCTTTACTATTCATTGTCTTGTCTTTTATTGGCATAATCAATAGCCTCGTTATTAATGTTTCTAAAATTGTACTCTACATAATCTACATAGTGATTGTACCATTCAATTAGCCTCTCTAATTCTTCTATTCTACTTTCCATTTTGTATAGTGTTTAATTGTTTTAAATAAACCTCTTTAATCTCCTCTTTGTCATCCTTAGTCATGTAGTGCAGACTTTTCTCTAAGTCATCTAAATCTTCAAACCAATCTGGAGAATATTCTAAATCCTCAATAAGATTCTGTACTGCATATTCTGGCTCTTGGAAGTAAGTCCATTCTCTGTAACTCATGTTAATTTCTTCAGTCATCACTCCATTAACATAAGTTTCTGAACCTCCAAAGTCGCAACCCATTTCCTCGAACTCAATAGTTATCTTTACTTTGTACTTCTCAGATATCTTTTGCATAAGAATGTTAGGTGGACTCCATGCACTACTACCAATTAATATAAGTTCATCGCCTTGTATTTCATTTCGGTCAATATCCCACCATCTTGTGCCATAAGCATCATAAAGACTTTCTACATTGTGTTCATGTCTGTTCTCATCTAAGAGAAGGTCGGCTACCTTTGTTAGATAGCCTTCACCCTCCTTAATACCCTTATCAATCTTACTCTGTATTTCCTTTAGGGTATCTTCGTTACCTTCGATGATTACCCAATTCCAACAATAATTTGCCATAGTTATTTTAGTTTAGTGATTATATAATGTGTAGCTAACGCTACCTTCTTTATGCAGTATGTATTCAAATTCTTGACACCAATCTTCATTAATTCCTATTACACCCCATCCCGTATATTGACTTGGGTCAAGGTTGTATGTAGAGCAATCTCTTATGCTATTTCTTAATAGTTGTGCCAATTTATATGCAGGGTCATCTCCTCTGTTCTTAGAGAAGTTTCTGTTAAACTCCTCTAACCATCTTAGAGTTGCATCTGGATAGCCATCCCAATGCTTATAGACTTTTGCATAATCTATTCCTTCAATCTTAATTGTGCATCTTGTTGCCATAATTACTTAATTAATTCGTTTTTCTTTAATCTTATATATTCTTCTGCTCGGTATTCAACTTCTTCAGAAGTCAACTGAAATTCAAAATCATCTGCTCTTAAATACATCTTACCATTGTTAATAAAAGCATCAATGTTATGAACCTTGAACCATTTAAGAGCCTTATGTAGTATTTCGTAAGTCATCATAATTATTTTGTTAAGTGGTTTAATTGTAGTTTAGTTAAGAAGTCTGTAAAGTCTTGCTCGTACTTTTTAATTGCTTCTCTGTTTCTGTCTGCTTCAGCTTGTCTTTTAGCTTTTGCAATGTTGTGATTGAATTGTTCTTTTTTCATTGTAATAGTTTTAGGGGTTATTGTTGGTAACAAAGCTAAATACATTTTTTTCTAAAACAAGTCAAAAGTCAGACTTTAACATAATTTTAACAAATAAGCTAAAAAAACCGACAAAGCCCAAGAAATGGGCTGTCGGCAGGGGGTACTATATTAAAGAGGGTACTATGTTAAAGAGGAAGGTAGGGGATACTATGTTAAAGACCCTACTATATTAAAGAGCAAAAAAAAGGACTGGTTACTATCTTCACCAATCCTTTTTCGACTTGTCCGCAATGTTCGTCATCCAATCACCACAAGAGGATAACAGTATAAATATACAACTATTTTATAAAACAAACCCAATGGGTATTCATTCTTTTACCACTTTTATGTCCAAACAATGGTTTATGTGGAGTAAGTTCTAATATATCTTTAATAGGGAACTGAACCTCGCTCCACTTAAATATAAGTGTACCATTAGGTTTCAGCACCCTAAAACACTCTTCAAAACCCCTTCTTATCATTTCCTTCCAATCACCCTCAAGGTTTCCATATCTTCTGGTTATCTCTCCAAGTTTATTTCTCTTTATATGTGGTGGATCAAAGACCACCACATAAAATGATTCATCAGGCTGTTTAATGTCTGTAAAGTCTCCAACAATATCAGGCTTTATTTCAAGCCTCTTGTACCCTCTTGCACAATCATTCTCGTGAACCTCATCTCTCCTATCGAGATATAATGCTCTACTGTCTTGTTTGTCGAACCACATACCTCGTGGCCCACAACAAACGTCTAATACTTTCTTATCTGATGACATATCTTCCTAAACTTTTCCCTTGTATTAAATATTGCAAGGCATATCTCATGGCATCCATAAAGTGGTTGTAGTTATCTATAGGCTTAGAGTTCTTCTCTTGCCATATATAGTTATTCAGCTCTCTAATGATACCATGACTTGTTTTATCTACTATGATCTCGTAATCCTGAACAAGGGCAATCCCTGAAAGGATTGACCCTTTCTTCTTTATGGTTCCCCTAATGTTTATATCTTGGTTCTTGAGTTCTGTAATCAGTCGAGGTTCACTGCTATCACAGATAATCAAATCAATACCACAATGCTGTCTGCACTTACTTGCTATTTGAGAAGTGGTGAGAGATTTCTGCCCAAATCCCTCTTTAACCCACATCTTCTTATTCTCATTATCTACACTGATCTGGACAAGAGCTGTAATATCCTGAGCAAATCCAGGGTCAAGACCCCAGCATGTTAAATCACTATGCTGATAATCTCCTACTCTCCAGTTCTTATAAACAACTCCTTCTGCCTTGCTTAACCAGCCCCCTAATATAGCGTGCTGGTATTTATCAGGCCTCTTCAACTTCATCTCTCTAATCTGCTCTAAGAAGGAAGGAGAGAGATTCTCTTGGTTATCTCTGTAGTCAGTATGTATATAAGTAACATTCTTCTCTGAGCCATTATAAGACTCAGGAGTTCCCATGTTCTGAAAGAAGCGTTGGTAAATCCAATGCTCTTTCGTGGTAGGGTTCATAATCATTATGCATCGGTTAGGCTTGTCTTGTGTTCTGACCGAGAAGTCTATCTTATCAAAAGTATCTTCATCTACCAACTCTTCTGCCTCATCCAATACAAAGGTCGTAACGCCATTTAGAGACTTCAGAGCAGCCGTTTGATTACCACTTGATGTTCTGATACCTTTGAACATTATAGTACTCTTAGTGGTCATATTTATAATCTCATCCTTTGTAATACGGAAGTCCTCTTGCAGACCCATCAGATCAATCTTCTCTATGAACTCAGGAATAATAGAGGTCTGAGCAGAGAGCATTGTATAACGGCTAAAGAGTATTCTATGTCCTTCTTCATAGGTCAGGTTGAGTAAGAAAACTGCAACACCAAAGGACTTTCCTGATCCCCTTCCTCCAGTTACTATGAAGTACCTGGAATCAGACATAAAGAGGGGTTGGTACTTAGGATGTAAAGCTATCTGTGTCTTCATCTATTTGTGCATCTTCTATATCATCTACTTCTTCTGAATCAATATCTATAGTATCTTCTTCCTTGTCTCCTTCAGGGAGCTGCGTGTTAAAGAAGTTAATTACTGGAGCATTAGTTCTCCTTGGTGCTTGCTCTTGGATGTTCTCTCCTGCTTTACCATAGGCATACTCAAGCAGCAGCTTCATGTGCTGAAAGCTGTCTTCTGATAACTCAGCTAACTTTTCCATTGCACCTGCTTCATTGCCATAAACTTTCTTGATTGCATTGATAGCAAACTTACCTACTCGGTCTTTCTTGGCTTGGTTCATAGCAGCAGGCTTAGTAGTTACACTTCCTTTGAGCTTTACCTTTGATGGAAGTCGTTTGTTGTACTTCCTTCCATCAGTAGACTTAATCTCGTTTGACTTTGGTTTTTTTGCCATTATTAATTTGGTATAGTTGTCTATAGGTTTCGTTTACTTTGTCTATGATCTCATCTCCATGATAGATATACTCTGTTTCACTTACCTTCTCTCCTTGTCGTATAACTACTCTATACTTTCCTGTCTCTTTCCAGTACGCTCCATCTCTTACTGCTTCAGGCTCCCAAGTAACATAGATGTGCTTACTAAAACACCACTGCATTTCTTTAACAGGGTTAGGGGTCTTTGGAGACCCCACCCTTTTCTTTCTTCTCTTAGGCATATATTCTTGAGCGAATAGATTTGACCATGATACTTAACTTCTCATAAATCTCATCCATCTCACTTTGAGCTAAACCAATAGTGAGGTCAGTAAACTTCCCTCCCTCAAGTTCTGCAACAGCAAGCTGATTGCGTAGCTGTTCATTCTCTTTCTTTAGCTGTATAATACGTTCAGATAGTTCCTTACGCTCTTCATCTTCTATATCAATATCTACTTCAGAAAGTACAAACACTTCTCGCATCATATTGTATAATCTCTTATACTCCTTCTCCATCATAGCAAACTCAAAAATCACCTTTACATTGTGAAGAACAGTAGCATGGTCTCTTTCAATAACCTCTCCTATTAAAACAAGTGAAGTAGGTCTTGACTCTTCACCATTCATCTCTCTTGCTATCTTGCAGTAAATTGCTCGTGCATAAGTAACATGCCTTCTTTGATCTCTTTTAGTTAGACTGAATCCAACTTCCTTCTCAATCATTTCCTTTAAACTCGTCAATCTGTCTTTCATACATTTCAATTATTATATCCTTAAACACTTTTCTACTGACTTCCTCATACTCTTCCAGTGAGTAAGTCTTCATATCTTCATTCTCTTCCAGTGGGGTAGCATCAGTGAACCTGCTGTCCATGATGTCCTCTATCTTACTAATAGCTACCTGGATGCCTGAGCATACCAAGTACTCTTCCTTATCCTCAAAGTATTGTAATACGTCATCAAACATATCAAACTTATTCCAAACCATATAGGCAAGTAGGGTAGTAAAATAATATCTTTCAATCTTGTTGCGGTCTTCATCACTTACACTAAAGTGTTTCTCTATAGACATAGTTGTTTATTAGTTCTTCTGAATGGCTGTTCTTGAAGTAGTGATTATAAGTGTTGATGCCATGTCTTATCTTGTCCTGACCTCTTTCTATAAATTCACCACTACATTCAAATATACCAATATCTTTTGTTCCCTTTTCTATTACGAGGAAAATAAATTCAGTAGCACCAAAGATATGCATATAGAGTGCAGCTTGTAAATCATAAGAATACTTCTTAGCACTCCACTTAAACTCATCAATAGAAGAACTTGTAGTCTTTAGATCAATGATTCTTTTCTTATCCTTAGAGATAACATCGGCCTTGGCTCTAAAAGCCAGGCCGTCTATTTCCTGAATGCCTGGTATCTCATAATCACAATCATCTATTAAGAAGTTAGCTTCTGCATTATTTCTTAATGCATCAGCCACCCAATAAGCATTAGTCATCTCTGACTCTGTATAGACCATGTGTTCGCCATGCTCTTCTACAGCATCCTTAAACTCCTTCTTAGCCTTAGTACCATTAATCACAATTAGCTCATCAATCTTGTGAGGCTCTAAGATACTCATGTGAATTAAACGGCCATCACGAAGTGCTTGGCCTGTATCAGAAGTTCTAAGAGACTTTTGGTATGCCTTTGGACTTTGTATTAACTTCTTCAAAGAAGAGCTGCTTAAAGCGTGCTGACCAAGATGTCCGTAATAAAAAGAGTCATCCTCCATTCTTTTGAGAATGTCGGCCTCTTGCCACTCTTCTCCGTTTAGTAATGTAATCATAATATATAAATTTTGTGGCCCTGGTGGGACTCGAACCCACGCACAAGCAGATCTCAGGTAAATACCCTACGTCACAATGCTCTAAACCGTCTGAGCTACAGGGCCAAGGAAATGTATGAAGGTCTTAATCATCTTATACCAATCTCTAATAGAGATCATCTCCTTAAGTTTTATATTCTTTTTTCTAAGTGTTCTACTTTCTTTTCGTAATACTCTATGGTCTCTACTAACCTTCTCATTCTGCCTACTCTAACAGAGTCTGCGAACTTAAGATCATCATTTTCCATTTCAAGCTTAGTGTTGTATATCATAATCTCACGCATACAAGTACCCATCTTTAGCACCCTTTCAGTAGGGTTCTTATCTGTGGCTTCCTTAATTGCTTTGGCAAGAAACTCCATAGCATCTAAGTACCTTTCCTTACGCTGTACATCTTTAAGGTCTTTATACATCTGAAGCATCTTCTAAATGTAATAAATATACAATAATGAATGCTAATAAAAGAGTATCTATACTTATAGGCAGAAGTGCATCAAGCACTGATAAGCCTATAAAAAACACAAAGGTCAGTAAGTAATGCTGCCACTTCATTTCTTCTTGTTTCTATCTCTCCAGGTGACATAACAAACTGCAAGACGTTGGTCTTGTCGTTTGTATTCAATCATCATTGTGTCATCGGACATACATCTGCTAACGAACTCCTCTTGAGTCTCAGTAGCTTTTGGTTTAGGAATTGGCATAATCAAAGTTGTGTTTATAGTTATTGTTCTCTACTTTCAATTTATAGTTGTTAAAGGACTGCATACCTAATATGTGAGAGTCTGTAGGCACAAAGTACCTCCATCCTTTTAGCCATCCTTTGCTAAGATAGTAAAAGAAGAAAGCTGCTTGCTTTCCAGTATTCTTCTCAAAGATGACCGTAGCAGTCATATCAGTCATTGGAATAATCTCCTTAACCACAAAGGTCTCTTTGTTAAAGTTCTGCTCTCTGTCCGTTCTTGAATATCGCTCTGCAACATCAGACACATAAGCTTCTAATTCTTGGGCTACTGTCTTATTCATTGATTATCCTTTCTTGTTCTGATTTCTCTATTTCTAATTGCAAGTTGGCTAAGGCTCTCCATGCTACTTTTGCAGAATGTCTGATGTTATCATCATCCATCTGCCCAGCTTGTATTAGATGTCTTGCTAAAGCATCTAAATGGTCATTAGACTTCTCTCTATCCCAATGAAGTGACTTATCAGGATGATGCTGTTGGTTGCCCGCCCATGAACAGCGAGCAACTTCCATAATAGCATCAGGGAAATACTTTAATACACCAGAGAATACTGGCTTGTGTTTTCTGCTCATAACAATATTGCTAATACAGATATTGCAAGTGATAATATCGCAACAAACAATTGAATTAATAAAATCTTCATTGAATCCATTTGTTAGTAGATGGCATTGTCTATCTGTCTGATTAGGTCTCTTAGTTCCCAATGTTCAAACCTACCTGAAATCTCTCCATTGTAGGTCTTAATCTTGACATCGTACCAATGCTTATCTTTTTCTTCATCCCTGCCTATAGGGTCTACTTTAACTGTAAAATTCATACTATCTTATTTTTCTCATTAATGTATAAGTGTCTTTAACTACCTCATTGAACCATAAAGTGAAGCTTTCATCACCATCAGGAATAGGTTGCTTACTTGCAGTAAGTTGATTAGTGACTGCATATTTAAATGCATTTACATACCCATAAGCATCATCCGATCTTAATATAAGTGTAGCTGCTTTTCTTAGTGCTTGTGCTGGAAGATTGTTCTTGCCCCACTTAGCTACCATATTAGCAAACTCATTAATCACATGGTCGCTTAAATCTTGATTAACAAACTTCAAGTTTCCATTCTTTAGTTGCTTATGCCCACGCTCTACTCCATCATAGATAGTAGCTACAACACCGTTAGAAAGAACCTTTTGGTACTCAATCATCTTACTTCTTAGGTGCTTGTACTCTTTGATGCCATTCTCAGAAAAAGACTTTACATAGTCATACAAACTCCAAACCTTATTGTGAGCGTTGAGGTCAATAATAAATCTTTGTACATCATCAAAGTCCTCTCCATTTAACCAATCAACAATAGAACATGGTACAGAGTCTGCTCCAAGCTCTTTGAGAGCTTGTAGCCTATGCTGTCCTTCAAGAGCATAATATCTCTTTCCTTTCTTAAACACTTTAATAGTGTCAGCGAATCCATAGTCCTGAATAAGGCTCTTCATCTTTTCTTTGTGTGAGTTGTTTAGATCTCTGTTCCCAAGAACATAATCAATCTTCTCAATCGGCAGTGTTTCCACTTGTGCAAAATTTAACATAATAAAACATTTTTAATAATACCTACTCTGTTCGGTTTTCGGCTACCCCGTTTCATGAAGTAAACCTACTAATAAAATGTTTAAATGTCAAGCACCTTTAACACTTTTTTAACTATTGTAGCTATCAAAGTATCTTTTAAGGTCATTATAGACCTGTCTGATACATGAACTACAAGTAGTCAATCGTTGCTTCTTTCTGAAGACACGATTGTAAATATCTACTAATTGCTTCTGTGTGTTTCTGTCAATAATACTTCTTTTACGTTCAAAGAACTCACTTACCCATACATACTCTTCTTCTGTAAAGCATTCAGGGTTGTTAAAAGGAAGGAGCTTATTTAACTTAGCTTTTCGTTCAGAACATCCGCAATCCTCGCCTGCAATGAACTTAACCACATCTGAAACTCCAGTAGCCTCAAAGACCTTCTCAAGCGTATCTCCCACGCCTTGCGGTGCCGACTCCCTGTTCTCCTTCCATTTTTTGTAAGCCTTGTATTGCTTAGTACGTTTATCCAATGTTTCATAATACTCTTGGTTTTCTTCGTATTTTCTAATACTATCCATAATTCTCCACTCTAATTTCTTCTAACTTATTCCACAATTTTACTGTTCGTTTAATACCATTGATGGCTATCTTAGAGTTTTTTTCTTTATCTCTAAGGTCATCCTCCCAATGATTTATGCCTTTCTCAGACAAAGCTTGAATCCACCAAATTTCTTCTTGTGTTAAATCTACTTTCATATTTATTAAATTAAATTATAATCTCCGTTACAAAAGTCCTCCCAATCTTCAGAGAACTTCTCTTTTAATATTCTTTTATTTTCTCTCATGCTGTTAAAGATACTGGTCAGGCTAATGCCTGATCCAGTTGCTATGTCTCTTAGGCTATAATCGCTTTTAAGGTACTTCTCAGACAATATCTTGTCGTACTTATGCCAACTATCCATCTCTCCTTCAATCTTGCTTATAAGCTTATGAAAAGCCGTATCTACAGCCTCATCAAAACAGAACTCTCTAAGTTCGGTATCAATAACATCATCTTCTCTGATCTCATACCAAATAAACTTATGCCTGGCAGTCTGATAGCTATTGTACATATTCTTTAGTGTTACATAAATAAAGAAGCGGTTTACCTCATCGTCATTGTACATAATACGCTTCTCATCCTTTACATACTTATGGATGCGTAAGTACATACTTTGTACAAGGTCTTGAGCAGTCTCTTTGTCTGCTCCAAAACCTTTGACCATGCGGAGCCAAATCTTATGGTTTTCTGCTAATTTTTCAAGCATTCTATTTCTATGTTTATTTGGTTGGTTTGTCCGTAGTATTTCTGTAGGTTATCAAGTCGTACTACATTATGATCCGCTTCCCATATTATTCCTTCCAAGGCATCAAACAATGCCTTGTTCAGGTTGTCGTGCAAATCAGGTCTTGAAGTCATCCACTTAGCTTCTGCCTTCTTCTTCTTTGACCAACTCTTAGGTATCTCAAACTGATAATGTAGTTTAGTGATATGTATAGGAGTTCCTTTGGGTATAATGCTAAAATGGTCGGGGAGTTGTTCCCTGACCATTTCTATGATAGCGTTCTTATAATCTACAATCTTTTTAGGCTGATAGTTATGACCGCTACGGGTCATACGCACAGACTGATGCGGTGTAGGTCTAATGTCCAGTTGTATGCTTACTTTTTCCAATGTAATCTAAGACTTCAAGTTCTTGTTCTGTAACTTCAGGATAGCCATAGTCATTAACAAAGAAACTAAAGTCATCAAAGCTTTTGCTTCGACTGGCTTTACATTTGACTTTAATGATTGACTCGTCTGACTCATCCTTTTCTAATTGTATTTGGGTTTCGGCTTTCTTTTCTAAAGCCGATCCCAAATGACCCGTAGGCTTATTACTATTATGATTAGTGTGAATAACAGTTATAATGTGACATTGGTATTCCTCTGTCCACTTCATAATCTTACCCACTACTTTATTACTTTCTTCTATATTATTTACATCACTTACCAAATCTGCTACACCATCAATTACTAATACTCCAACATCATTACTGTATTTAAGAACATGCTCAATCAAATCTAAACGCTCATCATACATAAGACTCCTAAGTCCATAAGTGTTGAAGCACTGCTGTTCAAGCTTACACATATCCAATACCCTTCTGAAAGTACGCTGGGCATGAAACCTGCCCTGCTCCGTATCAAAGTGGTATAAACATTTGCCATCTCGATGTCCTTTAATCTTTCCAACAAACCTCTTAGAATCACCTCCAAGGTAAGCTGCTGATAATAAGCTAACTAAAAATGTCTTTTTATGTTTTGGAGGAGCTTGAATGAAACTAAAGTTTCCATAAGTTCCTATAGGTGTTGGATAGGTTTGCAATCCTTCTTTGGTTTTATATGAATGTTCTCCAAGGCTTATAGCTACTGGAGGATGCTCAATCTGTTCATTTGGGTCGATGTAACACTTTTCGACAAGTAGTTCCATCAAGGCCTCTCGGTCTTGTTCCTTTCTTGATTCCATTGCGTTTAGTTAGTTAATAACCATGGGGGCCGAAGCCCCCTGGTTAGTGAGTAGTCATTTAGAATGGGAAGTCTGCTTCCTCTTCTTTAGGTGCAGCAGCAGGCTGTGCAGTACGCTCCATGGCTACAATAGAGCCATTAGTCCAAACTACTTTTCCATTTGCTACATAAGTACGGCTCGCTTTAGCTTCCCGTTCTTCTTTTGATTGAGAAGTGAATACAGAGACGTTATCTCCATAAGCACTTGGCTCATCATTTACAGATACAGTAAGTGGGTAATAGTTTCCTTTCTTACCTTTAACAATCTTAGACTTGTCTAACTTATCTAAGTTGATACTAAATTCAATAATTGCACTCATAATTTACTTAATTAATAATTGTTCTACTTCTTTTGTTACTTGATATTTCTTTTTTACTTCTTCAAGGCTACCTCCTTTAGAGATGTAGTCCTTGACCTTATTAAAGGATGCACCTGACTTAGGCAACACAGTCTTACCACTCTTTGCAGCAGTATTACTATCATGTGTATTAGTAGCATCTGCATCTTTAGTGTCATCAATAAGGAATAGTCCATTAAGAGCATACTTTCGTGCATAGCTACTTGCAGAGCCAAAAGTCTGTTCTAAAGCCATTCCTTTCTTGCTTGGATCAATACCAGCTTGAGCATGCACCTCTACAGAAGTGCCTTCTGAATCCCAAACCTTAGCTTTTGAATCAACAAATAATACTCCTGCTACCTCGTGTATAGCATCTGTTAGCATTAATGTCAATCCATACTTAACGAGTAGAGGCTTAACGGCCTCCAAGATGTCTTCACAGTTTCGGTACTTGTACTTCCCAAAGCTGTTGAATTGTCCTTTCGGAGCTTTAAGCTCCTCTTGGACTTTTAACAATCGTTCCTGAAATGATAGTTCCATAATGATAAATATAGTTAAAAAAATTAAACTTCATCGGTATTACTAAACACTTCCTGCTGAACTACATGCTTGTAGGCTTCAGGACAATCCTTATCACACAGCTCAAAGATATAAGTCTCTAATTGCTGAATGCGTTGGTTCTTTTTGTTTAGTTCGTTTAGCAAGGCTTCTATTCTTGCTTCCTTAAAGGACATTAAATTATACATAATTGATATTTTTTTGTAAACATATAAATCAAATTAACACTTGTCAAGAACTTTAACATTTCTTTAAGACAACAAAGGGGGCTTTGAGGCCCCCGTTGTCAATTAACTAAACTAAAACAAAATAATGAAACTAATCAGGAATCACTATACCCATATATGAAACTCAGGTGGTTTAAGTGGATCGGTATCAAAGTAAACCATTTCTCTGTCTACCGCAAACCTTGTTACACCTTGCTCCATTAATGTGCGTATAAGCTTTAATCTTTTCTTTGCTCCTACGCATCTTATTCTTACTGCATGGCCAACTCTGTGTGAGTCTGTACTGGCCAATCTCATTTTATTAGCTACAGATGCCGATGTATATCCTAATATAATGTTAGGTCTATATTCGTATCTGTGAGCAGCTCTGTCAATAGCTACTACAGGTTCTCTCTCCATGAACTTATAACCTGAACCAGGAGAATCAGGTGAGTCAAACATAGACCACCTAAGCACTCTTAATCCTTCTCTATCTAATTCTTCTTCCTTGCTCATTAATCCATCCACTTACCATGAGTTCTCAAATGCCAAAACCTGTGACTAATAACCATTATGATTATACGCCAAAAGGTATCTGCTTCGTATGTTCCTGCTTTAGTAACTAATTTCATAACTAAAAGTATTAGGGGGTCGGTCTCACCAGAATCCAAAATAGTTTAATCCCACCCCCATCTACTCTGAAAGGTT